AAGGCGCCGAAGACCGAAACTGCTACCACTGAGGAGCAGGCCCCGGATCCGGTGTTCTTTGAGTCTCAGGCCGAGTATATCGCCGCGCTAGTCAAGTTCGAGACCGCCAAGGCTAAGAAGGACGCAATCGCGGAACTCAAGGCCGAGACGGTGAAGACCAAGGAAAAGGAGCAGGAAGAGGTCAAGGTCTCCTCCTGGCAGGAACGAGTGCAGGTCGCTCATAAGTCGCACCCTGACCTCGCAGAACTCCTTGAGCAGGACCTTCCGGTTAGCCCTATCGTGAACGATGTGCTGATCGAGTCAGAAATTGGCGGTGAACTCCTTTACTACCTCGCCTCCAACCCTGACGAACTCGCTGAGATCTCCAAGAAAGGCCCTATCGCTGCGACGAAGGCACTCGGCCTTATCGAAGATCGACTGCTGAAGGCCGCAGAAACGAAGCCCGAAGTCAAAGTCACGCAGGCCAAGAAACCAATTTCTCCTGTCAAGAGCGGTAAGGGTTCAGGTGGTGAGAAGTCACCCGATGAAATGGACCTGGATGAATACCGCGCTTGGCGAGCCAAACAATCCTGAAAGGATCGCTAGATGAGCAACACGCTTCTCACTATCTCCACTATCACTCGCGAAGCGACGATGGTTCTGGAGAATAACCTCACCTTCGCCAAGGGTGTGAATCGCGACTACTCCGACAAGTTCGCCGTTGAAGGCGCCAAGGTCGGCGATACCGTCAACGTCCGCAAGCCCCCTCGCTATGTCGGGCGCACCGGCCAGACCCTCCAGATCGAGAACAGCGTGGAGACCAGCGTCCCTGTGACCCTGACCACGCAGTTCGGTGTGGACATCCAGTTCTCCAGCAAGGACCTCCTGCTGAACATCGACGACTTCAGCAAGCGGTTCATCAAGCCTGCGATGGCCGTGGTCGCCAACAAGATCGATCGCGATGGTCTCGCGCTCTACCAGACCGTCTACAACGCGACCGGCACTCCCGCGACTCCTCCTTCCGACCTGAGCGCCTTCCTCAATGCCAACGCGAAGCTGGCCGATGAAGCCTGCCCCATGGACGGAACCCTGTCCGCTGTCCTCAGCCCCTGGGCTCAGGCTGGCATGGTCCAGGGCTTGAAGGGCCTGTTCCAGAGCTCCGAGCAGATCAAGAACCAGTATGAGCAGGGGAACATGGGCCTCGCCGCTGGTATGCGCTTCAGCATGGACCAGAACGTCTACAACCATCAGGTCGGCCCTCTCGGCGGCACTCCTCTCTGCACCCTCGCCGGGACCACTGGCAACACGGTCGTGACTCGTGGCTGGACTGCTGCTGCCGCCAGCCGCTTGAAGAAGGGCGACATTTTCACCATCGCCAACGTCTACGGCGTGAATCCCCAGACCCGACAGAAGACCACTCAGCTCCGCCAGTTCGTGGTCACCGCTGACTTCAGCTCCGACGCCTCCGGCAACGGTTCCGTCTCCGTCAGTCCCGCTCTCGTGGCCTCCGGCCAGTTCCAGACGATCGACGCCATGCCGATCGACGGTGCGGCCCTGACCATCCTCGGCACCGCCAATCAGGTGACCTCCACC